GTTAGGCCCTCGACCCCCTCGAACCGCTCCTTCTTCTTGACGGTCTTGCCGCCTTCCTCGAACTCGACATTGTAATCGAATCCGTCGCGCATCTCCGCCAGAGTGCGGGTGCCGCTCTCCTTGAGGCGCTCGATCTCGGCGGTGTTGGGGACCAGCTTGTTGTTCTCGATCCGGAACAGCGGCACCCGGCCGAGGTCGCCATTGGCGGCAGCGTAATCAGAGACGCCGCGACGCAGGCCCGCCATGAGCATGTTGCTCACCGTACTCCGCTTGGCGTTGGAGATACCGCCAAGCTCGCCGTACACTGCGCGGCTGAGGGCCACCCGCATCATCTCGTTGTACTTTGTCTTGAGCGACATGGAGATGTCGCGGGCCTGCTTCAACGAGTCGTCAAATGCAGCGGACCCGGGGTTAATTCGCGCACGGTAGTTGGTAAGGCTGAGCACCTGAGCTTTGAACCGATCTAGCGCATCGATCGTGTTGATGCTGCGGGCCTTGATGAAGTTCCACGCTTCGCCGAAAGACTGCGGGGTCACACCCAGAGTGTCGCGTGTCAGTGCCACTTCGATGTTCACGTCACGCAGGGACTTGCCGGTTGAGAACCGACCGGTATCGCCTGAGGTCTCCACGTTGTGCAGGCGCTGACCCACGGACTGTGCATCGAAGGTGACCCCCGTGCCATAGCGCACGTAGCGCCGAGACTGGTCGAGTAGGTAACGGGTCATCTCGTCGCCATACCGCACACCGAGCTTACTCAAGATGCCCTTGAGGGCGTTCCACACTCGGGCCACGAGGCTGGTGTCCAGCACAGCGGCGTAGTCAGAGAGGTATTCTTCCACAGCCTCGGCTCTGGAAAGACCGGGACGCGTAGCCATGGCTGCGTCGGCTGCCCGTGCTACGCGCTCGTCAAGATTGTACGCAGCCTCCATCAGGGCATCAAACTTGCCAGCAGGCATGACCGACCGCAGGCCGTAGTGGCCCAGTGCCTCGTGCGCGAGGACGAACCGGAGCTGCTGCTCAGTGCCAATGCGATCGGAGAAGATGATCACCTGCCCGTCACCAAAGGAATACCCCATGGCGGCTGCGGTATCGAAGTCACCCTGCGGGCGGGCTGCCACGGCGCGGGCGTAGAGCTTCGGGTTCTTGGCTTTGAGGTCAGCTTGGTTCCGAACTACGGTGACCGTCGGTTTGCGCGCCAGCTTTGTTACAAAGTTGCGCACCAGAAGCTGCACCCGGCCGGGTGCAATCGGGGTGATAGGCTTGCCGTCTAGGTCCACGACCCCGTCGATGGTGTTCCAGTCGGCGAGCGAGAACCCGCCAGACTTGATGAACTGAGTCCCCTGCGGGGTTCGGGCCGTGTTGGGGAGGTTGTTGGCTTTGGCATACGAGAGCAGAAGCGGCCCGCCTTCACCAAATGTGGCGTCCGGGGCTTCTCTGCGGACCAAGACAGCCAGTGCGCGGAAGTAGCCTTGCCAGTCTCCTTCGGGTGGTGTGCCCGAATTGACCGCCGTAATTAGGCTGGTCAAGTCTAGAACAGCGTCGTTTCCCCCCGTGAGGTCGGCCAACTTCCTCGCGGCATAGACTCCCTCAGCGATGGACAGCGCGGCCACACCTCTGGTCATGCTGTTTGCTTCGAGTACACCCCGCGCCAACTTCTTGAGTTCAGTTGGGGTGTCGGGGTGATCCGTGACGAAGAGCAAGTCCACTGCTGCATAGAGTTTGTCTCCCTGCATAGGCGCTGCTGGCGGCATCAATTTCTGTTCGAGGTCCGCGATGCCCTCCTTTATGCTGGCGTACGTCGAAAGCGACTCGCGTGCGGCCGCGGTCAGCGGCCTCGGCTTGCGTCCGCTCGGTTTGGGCGTCTCTGCGGTGGTCTGTACTTCGGGTGCGGGTTCGGGTGCCGCTTCCGGTGCCGGCTCAGGTTCAGCCACGGGTGCGGGTTCGGGTTCGGGCGTGGCTTCGGCTGTTACTTCGGGTGTGGGTGCGACCACTGGTGCCGCCTCCACCACGGGTGTGGGTTCAGTAACAACGGGTGCGAGTGTGACCACGGGCTCAGCCTGCGCCTTGCGCCCCCCGCCTTTCACGCCCGATGTGAGCGTCCCACTTCTGCGGCCGGGACCGGGACTTGTTGTTGGTCCCGTGTCGGCTGGCGAAGTAGTGTCAGGCGGAGTGGTGTCGGGCGGCGTCTGGAACGGTTCACCGAGTTTTCTAACAGCGTCGGCCTTGGTGTCTGCATACAGGTTTGCGCCTGTGTCGATGTTTACCCAGTCTGTCAGGCCCATATTTGTTGTCTTGGCGATGCGGACGAGGGACCCGTCAGGCAGCGCCACTTCGTGCATCGGAGGACCAGCCGGATCGTCGAAGTCCTTGTACGGCTTGCCCGCCACAGCGACTGCCTTTTTTGTCGTCCGTGCTTCTTCGAGCGCAACTGTCCTTGCACGCTCACGCGCTGTTTCCGCACCTTTGGCCTTAATGCTTTCGGCGGGCGCAGTAGCAGGCGCAGGACCAAACTTGAACCGACGCGCCTGCGCGTCAAAGTGCGCCTTGCGCTCCAAAACGAGCCGCTCCCACAACTTGCGCCCGTCAGCCTGCAGTGTGGGAGTCGACTGCAGGGTTATGCCACGTGCAGCGAGGTCGTCGCCAAGGGCGACATAGGCGTCGTAGCCCACCCCACGCCGGGCGCCTTTGTCGCGCTCCACGAATCCGACCTCCGCAGTGGTCCCGTCGACTGACAGCGCAAAATTCTTGAATGGTACGCGTTTCCCGTCCTCAACCACTTCGATGGTAGCCACGCCCGACTCGATGGCTTGATCGACTCCGGAAATTTGTAGTCCCGAAACTGCTGGCTCTACTGCCTCAGTCGGTGCCGCGGGGACAGCACGCTGGTTGCCACGTAGCAACAAAGCGCCCGGCCTTGCCTCCACCACAGGAGCCATCATGGATACTGTGGGTGCGACATTCATCCGCTGACGCTGGGTCAGTAGGGCTTGACCCATAGGGGTGCCGGCAGCCGGGGCAGGCTGCACGCGCTGGCTAGGAGCCAGTACAAGTGGACCACCACCCACGCGCTCGCTAGGGCGCAGCACCAGCGGAGGCTGCGAAGCGGCCGCAGCAGGTTCCGAGCCTTGCGTAGGCAACGGACGCGCCCGACGCGCGGCAAGATCAGGCATCCCAGCCGGCAGGTCAAGACGACGCTGGCCAGCGATTGGCATCTGTTCAGTCCGGGTGGCCGGGATCGTGGGTATCCCGCGCAAAAGCGACCCCATACCTGTCGGAATGTTTGGGGTGTATTCGAGTTGCGGCTGCGAGACAAACTCCTGCGCAGTCTGCGGCAGTCCTGTCAGGTCTGTACCAAACATGTTTGCGGACGGCTCGGTGTAGGCGAGCGCAGGCGCTGCCTTCTCTGCCGCCTGCTTTGCACCGGCGTCGGTGAGGTCGACGGGTTTGTTAGTGGGAACCGGTTGCTTCTCCTCGCGCGGGCGATTGAACACCTGCCCGGGGACTGCCACACCAATAGCACCGCCAAGGATACCCCCGGCTAAGCCGGCGACCGCGAAGGGTTCTAGGTAGTTCTCACCGGTGTGCCGGGCGAGCGTCTTGAGGTCGAGCACACTGAGACTGTCGCGCACCACAGGGTCGAAGGTCATCGACTCGATGGCGGTTTGCAGCACCTCAGTGGTGGCCTCCGTAAGACCCACAGCCAGACCAGAAGTGAGACGGCGCGTGACGACATTCTTGGCGGCTCGCTCGAATACGCCCTTTGCGACGGGGGTAAGCAGACGACTCTCGATACCGAATGTTTCGAGCGCGGAGCTGGCCAGCGCACCAGCAAAAATCTCAGTCTTGGTCTGCAGGCTGGTAAGGTCCGCTCCGTTCCGCACGGCAGAGTCATACATACCGGCCAAGTGCGTTGGGAAGTTGGCACCAGCCGCGCCCACCATCGCTGCGCGATTGACGCTCTGCGCGGCCATACCTGCCCGCGAGGCCCACGAGGCCGCGCCCACGCCACCAGCAAGGGAGCCAATCAGCATCGGGATGGACTCGATACTCGCGTCGAGCGCCTGCTCCCACAGCGTGCTGTTCTCGGCAATGAGTGCAGAGCGAAACTGTTCGTTCTCGGATTCGCCAAGGAGGGACTCGACCGGCGCGCGCAGGGCGGCGCCGGTCTCCTCGAAACCAGCCAGTGAGGCAACCGTACCCGGCAGCGTGCCGAGCCCGTAGGCTACGTTCTTAACCCCGCGCCCCAGCAACTCGCCGGCGCCCCGCCGCTCAGAGAACGACGCGATGTAGTCGTTGAACGACCCCTCAGGGAGCGCGGCCCACCCCTGCCCCTGCGGACGCGTGGTGTTGCCCGGCTGCTGGGCGGCTTGGAACGCGGACGTGGCGTCGTCTGCCTTGAACGCACGGTCACCGGCGAACATCTCGTTCGTCGCTTGGTTGAAGTAGACCGTTGCGGGAGGGCGGGCAGTTGCGGACGGGGCAGGCAACGGAGGTGCAGCGAGGAGAGCCTCCAAGCGCCCGGGGGTGCCGCTTGGAACTGGGCGGCCAGAGACAGCAGTGTCAGCCCGTGTGTCCTGCATTGCACCCAGACCCATGCGCGTAGCCGGGTCGGGCCGTGTGGCCGTTGATGGCACACGGAGTCCGAGACCCATGGCTTCGTTCGTAGGACCACCGAAGATACCCATGTTCCGTTACTCCCTACGTGCCACTAGGCTGCCGTCCCCGTTCGGATTGGGGACGTACTGTACGATTGGATTGCCCATAGAGTCGGTCACGATGAGCCCGCCCGCGTCGGTCTTGGTGATCGTTATGGTCTCATCCATCGGTAGCACGCCCTTGCGTACCAGCCTCTCCCTTAGCACATCTGCAGTCACCTTGCTGATTTCACCCAGCTCAGCGGTCTCCCGTGCCAGCTCGGCGCCAAACTGCGCCTCGGTCATATCCAGATAGGACGTGCCCTCGGCTATGCGGAGTGCCTCGTCGACCCTCAAGTTAGACGCTTGTTGTTCTTGAGCGGCCGCACTCATCTGCTCGATGTAGGCACTGTCTACACGTGCGCGCAACTGGTCAACAATGGACTGGATCGGGATGTTCGCGTCGTCGAGCTGCCCATTTACATAGACGTCTGCGTTGCCGTCACCCTTAGGCACAAGAACAATGTCCACACCCTCAATCATGGATGCGGCCAAGCTCAGGCGCTTCGTGCTGTCGAAGTTAGTCGCCTCGTTGCCGCCGGCCACCACCTGTTGTGCAAGGATGAGCATCTCCTGCGTCTTGATCTGCTTCTGCGCCTCGATGTACCCAGCCGTGTCGCCGCGAGCAAGCGCATCCTCTGCAGCATAGATGTAGCTTACGCGCTGCTGTTCCGCGATTTGCGAGAATGCAGGGTCCTGTATCAGCTCTTGCTTGTCCATGATCGCTTGGAGGTCCAGCTGGCCGGCAGGCGTGTAGCCCATGTCAGCGTAGAACATCTCCGTAGGTGTGGCCACGGCGCCTAACTTCGGGCCGAAACTTGTACCGCCGGCCAGTGGCGCCTCCAGTGGCGCGACGCCGCCAAAGCCAAGCTCGGGGGAGGGCGGTACGGGAGTCTGCATGGGAGGGGCCGCAGTCGGGGGAACCCCCCGGCCTACAGCCTCAAACCCGGGCCCCTCCAGCGGCAGTGGCGGTGGGCGGTTCGGACCTTGAACTGCAGCGGCACGCGCCGCAGCCTCACCAGCACGGATCGCCGCAGCGGACGAGCCTGCACCTTCTTCCGCAAGGACGCCCCTATCCATCATCCGCGCGCGCAGACCCCCTTGCGCCTCCTGCTGTGCCGTGGCCTCGGCCCGGGCGCGGTACTGCCGGGCCCGATCGGCAAGGTCAGTAGCAAGCGTCGTGTACCCCTGCTCCATTGCCATCTTCGCCTGCGCGGTAAGCCGCTCAGCCTCGGCAAGGTCCTGCCCAGCGCCGGCTTGCACTGTGGCCTTGGCTTTGTTGGACACCGTCTCCGCGTACCCCGGATTAGTTATGACCGAGCCGTCAGGCATGCGAACTTCGCCGGTAGCGCGGTTGTACAGGAACTCTCCGGCAGGGCCGCTACCACCGGGCAGGACAACCCTCTCAAACGTAGGGCGGGGATCATCGGCGGACCTGATGCCTACGCGGTCGATGATCCCCGCCCTCGACTGGTAGTCGCCCGGGCGCGCAGATGACATTTGCCCAAGAGTCGCGGGACTAGCCGCAACCCCTGTTTGCCCCCGGCCGCGCGTCTCAAACGAAGGCCCTGCTACGCCAAGAGTGTCGCTCCCAGCACCGCCGCCGAGAGCGGCCGTCCCGCCACCCCCACTAACTGTACCGCTGGCCGCACCCGCACGCACGCCGAGAGCAAGAGGGATCGTGCTGGATGGACGCGCCACCACTCCCGGGGTGCGCGACGCGTTCGGATCAAAGTACAACCCTGCGCCAGTCCCACCGCCAGCGGCGGCAACTGCAGCACTTGTTGCCATTGCTCTTGCGCGGTTTGCTGCTGCCGCAGCTGCCGCAGCAGCCTGACGCTTCTTGGCGTCTGCGCGGTCCTCGATCCTGAACGCCTGTTCCTGCGCAAGGATGCTCTGCCGCTGCCCCTCGCCGACCATGGCCTGACGTGACACACGCTGGTTAAGCGCGGTGTTCACACCGGCGCCGAAGGCTTCGGACATCCCGCCACCCGGAGCACCGATACCACCAAGGATGCGGTTGCCGAATACTTGTACCATGGAAGCCTCCTATCAGGCGATGTCTCTATCGTCGCTGCCGTACATCTGGCCGAAGCCGCCGGCCAAGTCTTTCATGTAGTCGGACTTGCGCTTGTACACGTCCGCGTAGATGGTCTTGTTGAGCTCGGAAGCAGACGTCGGCACACTGGTGGGCAGGGCAGAGAGGCCCGCAGCCGTGGCTTGCGCTGCGCGCGCCTGCTCGCCGGTGACTGCGGCTGTGCCAATCCGGGTGCCCTCGATCGACGCACGACGACGCTCGGCATCACGAAGGCCGGGGCGGCCAGCCAGACCAGCGCTCCGCTCAGCGTCGCGCAGCCCGCGCTCCGTGGCCATCTTGGCCGTGGCGTAAGCCTGCTCGGGTCTGGCCTCGCCCTGCTGCAGCAGCGCCCGGGAGCCGGCCAGCTGCTCATCAAAGACGCCTCGCTCGACGGCGGCGTTCCGCGCGTTGTCGATCACGTTCTGCTGCTCGACCGCAGTCAGGTTCTGCGGCCCCTTGCCATACATGGCAAATGCCAGTGGTGCGAGATTGCCGATATTGAGGCCAGAGAAGAACCCACCCGCAGCAGCCGGCGCTGCGGTAGCAGTCACGGCCGGGGCAACTGTGGCGCCCGTCGTGCCGAGTATGGATGCCGTGGAGCCCGGGGCAGCACCACTGAACAACCCGCCAAATAGGCCACCGCCTCCGCCACCCGCAGCGGCCCCGCCGCCGGCGGCAAAACCGCCAAGACCACCAAGGGCTGCGCCAACCAGCGGGTTAATGCCCGCTGCACCGGCGCCAAGACCGCCAAGACCCGCACCGACAAGCGCCGTGCCGAGTGCGCCTGATGCACCGATCATGCCTGCAATGGGACCTGCGATGAAGGGGGCCGCGATCATGGCCACTGCACCTGCGACCTTCTTGATGCCCTTCCAGATTTTGGAGAGAAAGCCCATCACATGTCTCCTTCGTAGCTGTCGTCGTCGCCGTTGTCGCTGGCGGCTTTGCCGTTCGTACCACGAGCTTTGGCAATAAGCTTGTCAAAATGATCCGTGCCGAGCCTGCGTGTGACATCGGCCGGGATGACGTACTCACCCTCGTGGGCGTTGATCGGGATCGACCCGTCGGGATTCCCACTCTTGGCAGGCAGCGCACCGCCCTTGACCATGGACATCTGCGGGCTCTGGCCGGCGGACATCGGCATCGCTTGCTGCGGGCCGGGGGTCGTCATCTGCCCACCACCCATCGTCTTCCCGATGATGTAGAGGATGATCAAGAACCCTTGGTCGTACTCCTCGCTGACATCCTCGGCGTCCAGCATGCCCTGCTGGATCAGGACCTGCCGCAGCTGCGGCCACATCTCCGGGTTCTGCAGGGCCGTGGTGGCCACCTGCACGAACATGTTCAGGCTCTGGGCGTCGACCTCGCCCGAAGCCATGGACTGCTGCACCTCTGCCTTGATCTGCTCCACCTGCTGCGGGTTCTGCTGCATGAACTGCTGCGCCTGCTGGTCGATCGCGGCGAAGTTAAGCGGACGGCCCTGCCCGCCTTGGGGGGCCAAACCCACAACGGGGGCCCCGCCTTGCTGGGCGACATTCATCGCCATTGGTGAAGACGCCATCGGGCGCTGCGGCGCACCGCCGGGGCCAACCATTCCACCTTCTGCGTAGGACTGCATCGGGCGCCGCGGCATCCCACCGGGGCCAACCATCCCGCCCATGGCGAACGACTGGACAGGCATGGCCAACATGCGCGCGAGCGCAGGCGGCAGGTCCAAGGACGTCGTCGAAGGGCGCTGCGGCACACCACCGGGGCCAACCATCCCGCCAGCCTCGTAGGTCGGGACCTGCGACCGCTCTGCGTTCCTGCGGCTCGCCTCCTCGCCAGCGAGGTTACCTGCGTCCATGGAGTCCAGAGGAGCTGCGGGTGCCTCAACCGCTGCGGGGGCCTCTCTCCGTGACCCGGTGCTGACCGAGGGCAGGTACTGCTGTTGCGCGCCGTAGCGGTTGCGCGCGACGTTCGCAGGGTCAGACGACGTCAACCCTTGGATGGAGAACGCGGAGTAGTCAGGCTCGGCGAACTGCTGCCCAGTGGTCGTGTCAAGGTACTGGCGATTCTCGCGGTCACCTGTCATGACCACGTCCGGCCGTTTCTTCGGGCGGTCCGACGAGGTCGGTGTGCGAAGCCCCGCCGTCTGGCGGCTGCCGAGGGGGGTCACCCCTAGCGCATTTGCGGTCCCTGAGAGTGCGCCACCCACGAACGTGTCGCCTTTTTGGCCCGCACCGCCGCCGTCAAACATGTCTCGAACGCTGGTGTAGCCACCACTGGAAGGACTGCGGGCCATGGTTAGCTCCTCAACTGTGAGATCAGCGTGTTCACCGTAGCCCGAAGCTGGGCGACGTCATTGGTCAGGGACTGTACATCTTTGACAAGTGCCTGATAGTCAGATAGCGACGGCACCTGCGCACCGCTTATCGAAAACCCTGAGCCCACCGCAGATACTGCGCGTAACGTCGGTTCGGGCGCGCGTGTGATTGCTATACCAGACTTCAGTACTGCACGGCTAGAGGCATCCTGCTCACCACGGGTGCCGATCAACAGCTCGATGTTCTGCTTCATGGCCCCCAAGATGCGCGACTGCCACTCCTCGACACCGACCTGCGGCAGACTGGGTATTCCTGCAAAACGCGACATCAGGACCTCTTTAGCGATGTGGGTGTCTCACCCATATGAACAGAGCGTACCCGAACCGTGCCTGTGAGTTCTACCTCATAGGTGTCTGTCTTGTACCCTGTTGGCAGCCGGAAGACATCACTACTCGACAGGCCAATAGTTGCAACCAGTGCCTTGTCAGCGAACAACTTGAAGGACAGCTGCTCGGTAACGTCCCACGTCACATCTGCACCTTCCCAAGTGACATCGTACGTATCCCAGACGGGCGGGATGACCACACCTGCATAATCCGCGACCACTCTCGCCGCGCCCATGTTGAAGGGCTCCTGCGAGATGAACACCTTGGACTTCCACGTGTAGTCGGCATTGGGCTGCGCCGGGTCGTCCCACCGCACGATGTCGCCGTCGACGCCCGTCGTGTAGTAGAGGAACCCGCCCACTGGATCGAACCATGTGGCGGTGAAGACCGGCGCGTAGCTGACGAAGTCCCCGGGGGACTGGCCATCTTGGCTGCGGCGGTAAAAGAACGAGCCGGTGCTGTGCGAGGCAAAGTACATGCTGTCGTAGAACGCGCCGACGATAGTGGTCGGGTTTAGTGCAAGATTCCATGTGTCTGGGCTGTGGGCCGGGGCAGTCACGATCTGCACCCCGCCGGTAAACGACGCCAGAGCAAGCCCCTCATGGGTCGCATACATGACCCCGACGTCGGTCTGAACAATGCTGCGGGCGCTCAGGCATGGGTAGTTCGTGGAGTAGCGGCTGACCGAAAGCACTGATGGGTCGGACCCGGAGATTGCATACGGGTAGCCCTCTGTCATCACCAACAGGTCACTACCCAGAGCGACCATGCCAACGACGTTGTACTCAAGCGAAATCTTGTACTTGTTCGGCCATGCGTGAAACTTGTTAGGCTCACTGAAGTAGATGTCGTTGCCGGCAAACCCCACCATGATGTTGTTCTGGATGACGGTCAGTCCGGTCAGGTCCTCGGGCGGAGCATCGAACTCGCTGGACTCCAGAATGGTCAGCAGGCTGCGGTAGTTGAAGTCGTCGACGAAGTCGTAGGACGCATCCCCCCAGTACCGTGCAGGGTCGACCGGCGGGTTCTCAGAGACGTCGTAGTACACCGTACCCGTAGCGGACGTGGTGGTCACGTCGGCGGCAGTCTGCGCGTACGTGAGGGTTCGGCTTGTAGGGACCGCCACCACCACGCCACCGGTGATGTTGAAGCTTGCGTCACTGCAACCGGACAGCTTGAACCGGTCGCCGTCGAGGAACTTGTGCGGTTCGGAGAACGTGAGCGTCACAGTGTCGCCGGCGCGGGCAACAGAAGAAATCGCCTGCGGGAACCAGAGGGTGGCCAACCGGAAGTAGTCCGCCTCAGCAGTGTCTGCTGTTGCCGCCAGCGTGCGGTAGAGTCGGATGCCGCGGATGAAGTTGGAGCCGGCGGGCGGCGCCGTAGGCAGCCCGGAGATGGTGACGATCTGGCCTTCCTTGATGAAGATTGCCGTCGACGGCTCTGACCCAATCGACTCCTCCTCCCAAGGGGTGTACCACGTGTACAGATACGACCGCGACTGCACCAGCCCGCCAAGGTCGAGCTTGCCGTCTGTGATTGCCGTGGCCGCAACCTGCGCCCCGGATGAGAAGTAGGTCAGCGTCGTCGAGTTGATGACGGTCATCGTCGTCGTGATGTTGAAATCACGGATGTCCCAGCGACAGTTACCGGAGGTAGTGCCAGACACAGTGTCGTTCACGGTGAACGTGTTTGCCCCAGTGACAGTCACCACATACGAGTTGGTCGTGGCAGTACCGGATGTGAACTCGATAAAGATTCGCGTGCCCGTCACCAGTCCGTGACCAGTAATAGTCACGGTGATGACGGCCAGTGTGCGTGAGTAGGTGCCAGTTCGATAGGAGAACCCGGAGACCGTAGCAAGCGCCCCGTCCTTCAAGTTGTGTGCAGTACCCGTCACCAATGTGACGTTGCCGCCGCCATCGCGGGCCACGCTTGCCGAGGTCGCGAGGGTGAATGTCGTGGGGACCGCCGCAGGTGTAGCGGTCGGGAGCGGCAGACCGAGGTCGTAGTAGCCGCCGGCTACGGGGAACGGTATTGCCCCCGCAGTCGCTAGGGCGTAGGTGCTGACCTTCGGCTTGCCGTCGCCGGTATAGTAGAACCTCTGCTCGTCCAGCTCATCAGCAGCCGGCGTCGCAATGTTGACGTCGTTCGCCCATGTGAGCCACTCTAGGGCGTCGGTCACTGGCTCCCGTAACGCATAGAGTGTGCGGATTGCACCGGTGCGGCCAGCCGCTGCGGCAACCACTGGTACGGGAGTGGGGGTAAGATCACCGGAGTACAGCTTGACGCCCACAGCCGTTTGGGCTGCAGTGCCGGGTAGCAGCTCGGGGGAGATTCGTGGGAGCGCCCCCTTGAACTCGGTGATCTTGGTCGTGGTCACTTCTTGCCGGCCTTCTTCATGCACGAGCCCATGGCGCTGCACTTCTTCGGCGCCGGGCAACCCGGGCAGGGGGTGAACTTGGGGGCAGGTTTCTTCATTTGCAGAACTCCTCTCGCTTCTCGTTGTGCGACGTCACTCCCGTCAACAGCGACGGATCGTTCGCTGCCAACCAGTCTACCACGTTGTCGCTGCCGTAGTATAGCGTTTCTGTCCACAGGCACTCATCTGTCGGGCTTGCGCACCCAGACACGAGCCCTAGTCCTAAGGGCATCAGGGCTAAGAACTTCCACTTCATCCTCGATCTCCTCTGCTGCGCGTACGACCTTCAGATTATGCAGGGCTACCTCCAGCTTGGCGTCAGTCTGGGCCAACTTCCTGCCACCAAACCAGCTCGCCGCTAGGGCAAGCGGAGCCAAGAGCAGCGAGAGGAGTACCCGCCAGACCATCACTCGGCCTTGCGCTTGGCGTAGATCGACCAGAGAGCAGCGGCCAGCGTGGCGGCGGCGCCGCCGACGGTAGCGACCGTCTCGGCATCAGTCACACCTTGGCCGACAAAGTACCCACCAAGAGCAGCAACGATAGCGCGAACGACGCCTGCGATTTGTTCACCAGTCATGATCTTCTCCTCATTTTGCCGGATAGACCCGGCGATCCAGTTCCCAATGCGGGCCGTCCTTGAAGCTGCGCCAGTCTCCGCCCCATACGAGGGCGACCTTCTCGTTGGCTGCAGCAGCCTTGATGGCCGGCGCGAGCTTGTGGTACAGCGGCCACGCGTACATCTCCTCGACCTCGACCCTGCCATCCTTGTCGATGTCCACATAGGGCACCAGATCGACAGCGTGGCCGGTGAGGTGCCGGGACTCCAGCGTCTTGGACGCACCGATCCTGACAAGCTCTCTCTGCCGGGCGAGCGTGCGCAGACCTTCGGTCACGACAAAGGCAAACGGTGCCTCCTGCAGCGCCCGGTCCATGACCCGGCGGAGGTCAGAGTGTACCCCGTGCAGGTTGGTCAGGCTGCGATCTGTCCACTGTCTCATCCCCCGAATACCTTGACTGCAAAGGCCAAACCGGCACCGAACACCAACCAAAGCGCCTTGTCCAGAATACGATCCACCACCCCGCGCTGGGTGGTGTTATCCTCCACGGTTGTTAGACGACCGTCTAACAAGTCATGCCTCCGGTCGTATTGGTCCATGCGCTTGAACAGCGTGACCATGCGCTCCTCGACCCTAGCAAGATCGGTCACGACCTTGGTCAACTCGTCCAGCTTGTCGCTGAACTTGTCTAGGCTCTTTTCGATACGGTCGAATCGTACATCATCAGTCATGGCTGGTCCTCAGGTAGGCTATTGTTCTTCTGAGTCTGCTGGCTTGGCGGTGCGGCGACTTATCATTTAGCCACCCAGCCAGTATTCCCGGTTCCGGACTCCTTGACGTAAAAGGTCGTGCCTGCACCGCCATTGATCCGAAGAAATAGCGAGCCAACTCTCGCCACCACGGCACCCTCTGGCGTCCCTGCCCCACTGTAAACGCCGGCGCTATTGTTGAGAGAAACGTATAGGTTACCGGCAGTCGTGTCAAAACCCGCAATATTCAAACTTCCATTTCCCAGAAGGTCGCCCGACGGGATACCCACGCTCACGCCATTGCCGACTGCAAATACGCGCCTTAGGTCTCCGCCGACCATAACAAACTGCTGGAACGCTGCATCCTCCGTTCCGGGAGTTATGTCTGACAAAAGTGTTCTGGATGAGCTATAAGTCACCTCTGTTAGTGAGGAGTTATTTCCTCTTGATTGGACGCTGACAATGGCATCCCCGACAGCGGGGGTGCTTGAGACTTGATAATGGTAAACCGGAACGCTTGCTGCGCTTTCGCCAAATGATACAATGTTTTGCCCGAAAGCAATGCGAACATTTGTTGCCAGTGCAGAAACGCTCCAGTACGGAGTTGGGTAACTCGTAAAGTCAGTGTTTGATATAAACTCCGGCAAGTCAAAGTAGAGGTTGCTGGGATTGCTTATGGTAGCATCTACCTTTATAGGGCAGTACCCAGCGCCCAAAGCTGCGTAGTAGCCCGAGTTAGATGTCTGAATATTTCGAACAACCGAGTTCGTTTTTACGTTACCTAATTCGTCTACACCGCCCGGTGAGCAAAAATAGTGATACCGCTTGTCGTTGTTGCCCGTCCGAAAGCCGTTGCCAATAAAAATGGACGCATCACAGTCGACCAAGTGGAAGTCCTTGAATGTGACCGGTTGCGCATCAGGTCCAACGGACTCGTCGTATGTTTTGCAGTAGATCAGGTTGTCGATCGCCTCAAGGAATTTGATGCCGTTCACGTAAACCCCCGCTTCGCGGGTATTGATGTGGTTGCTAGTCAAGCTAAAGTTCGGCTCTCTTGCAGTGCGGGTCAGGTTGATCCCGATACGCGATCCGTTGACAATAGACTTGAAAATCCACCCGCCTTCCTCTGCGCCACCGACGCTCGAAATTCCGGTTATCGCGTTTCCAACAAAGTAACTATTCTCGATGTTCATAGCATAGCAGCTGTCCATCTTGCAAATAGCTGTTGCATACGCTGTCATGGTCTGCCCGAGCCAGCACACTACAGAATTAAGCAGAGGCCTGTAAAAGCCTTCCACATGCAAGCAAATGTCAAAGTAGTTTGCCGACAGCCGCACCGTAGGACGAAACGTAACATGTTCTGCTGTGAACATGCGTCGACCAGAAGGCCCAGTCTGCCGCGTCTGCCTGTAGCGGAAGCCTGTTCCTGCCGCCGGAATTTCACATGCAAACCAGACATTTCTCAGGTGTACTGCTGTCTTATTGTTATCTGCGTCGATCAAAATCCCGCCCGTGGTGTTTGTCACTATCAGGCAACAAGAATCCACACCGCCCCCAACAATATTAAGGGTCTTCTCCTGAACCAAAATGTTCCCGGTCACAGCACTGGCTAGAACATAGCTGCCGTCAGGGATATAAAGCGTAACGCTCCTCTGGCTCGCCAGAGAGGCAATAGCAGCATCCAATGCGGCTTGAATGGCTGCGGAGTCATCGGTAACACCGTCGCCGACAGCGCCGAACTCTCTGACCGAGATGGAATCCCGGCTCAGAGTAGCCGCATTGACCCGCATTTCGACGCGCGCGCCCACTTGGAAACCGGCCGCTGTGGAGCCGTCCTGTGCACGTACAACAGTCATGGAGTTGCCCGCCCGTGCCGTGACCCTGACGATCTCAGTTGTCCCTGCCTGCGAAACCAGTGTGGCGTAGAAGTAGTTCGCTGCCGGGACGGTAGGGAACTGGCTGCCGTCTACCACCACAATGCCGGTATCGGACGCGCTGACCGCAGTAGCGAGGATGCTGGACGCGTTGTTCTTCAGGATGACGGGCATGGTGTCCTCACAATAGAAGGAAGTCGATGCTGTCGAGATACTCTTGCGCACTACTCGCAAGAACTCGAAGCTCAAAACGGCTATTAGCCGCGAAAGGGATCGCCAGAGTGCCATCTTGCCCCCGTGCAACCGTCATTGTGTCGTCGGCGCGAGCAGTCACCTGCACAATCTCGAAGTTATTGTTGGTGTCCTGCAGGGTCGCCTTGAAGTAATCGCTCGCCCCAAGCGCCGGAAACAGGGCGCCCGTGCCCGGAGCTACGACGATGGTCGTCGCCGCGCTGCTAAGCAGTCCCACCGTGGTGGTTGTTGCGTTGTTGCTGAACTTGGGCGTTGCCATTGTCTACCTCACGCGAACTTTGGGGCTGTGACAACCATCGTGCCACGCATGTTGCCCAGATTGGCCCGGGCACGGCGCTCAGTCGTCGTAAACAATGCCTGCTTGGCGTGGTAGACCGCAAGCTCACGGTCAGACCACGTTACGCCCGGCATCACGAGCAAGTTCTGGAGCGCCGAGTGCGCGATGACTTCCTCAAGGTCGTTGAAGACCACCTGATCCATGCCGGCCGCGGTGCGGGTGGGCTTCAGTGCGTAGAACATCCGTATAGCATAGGTCTGCTCAGCATCCGGCAGCGGCAGCACGACATACTTGTCAGGGCTGAGTTGCGTGACAGAGCGCGGCTGTGCCGCCTTGGCCACCACGGCCTCAGGCAGGACGAAGGGCTCATTGTCGTTGAACAGGTTCTCGTTGTACTCAAAGCTGTTGTACGAGCCGGGGGCGGTCTGGCTCCACAGGACAGACGGGTCCTCGCCACTATAGAGGTCAGCCCACTCCGGATATTTGGCGATGGCCTGCTCAAGGATCAGGACTTCCAGCGGGGAGTCATTCATGATCGTGCCGAACAGAACGTGGATTTCGCTGTCGCCCGGCTTGTCGTACAGGTACTCGTGGACCCCCGGCAGGAGGTTGAACTTGGGCTGCGTGTACCGCCACGCAAGTGTGCGCTCGCATACCCTGATCGCTGCATCACGGATGTGCTGGATTGCCAGAGGCTGCGGACACCCGGGCACACTGGGCAGCACTTTCGGAAGCAGGTCGGTGAACAGTCGCGTCGGCATCAGATCACCTCGCCCTTATCCATACCAGCCTGCTTCGTGTCGGTAATCTTGCGGCTCTGCAACCCGGCGCCCAGCTGCCCCACGAAGCTGTCGTAGAACAGTTTGGCCCGGCCGGACTGAACATGCTCGTCGTCGATCGACTCGGCAAGGTAGACCACGCCATCCACCAACACTGGGAAATACGTGTCTGAGATGACGTCGATCGAGGCGTCGAGCGTATAGTCGATCGGGCTCTTGGCGTACTCTCCGACAAGAACGACCCCCGCTGCAGGGCGGGGGTAGAGAAAATAGCGGTCTGGGTTCTTGACGTGCCGCATGAAATTGACTGGCGTGCCAGACGCCTCGTTCATCCAGCCGGGGTAGTTTCGGTTCATCGTCTCACGATCAACCTCAGTGATCGCGTTGCCGTTCTTCACTTGGAAGATGTCCACCAGTCGGATCGCTTCGGCAGGCAGAGACTGTACAGCTGCGCCAGCAGTGGTCGCGATGTCGACGATGTCCGTAAACAGGTCAGGTCGAAGGATCGCCATACGTTGCAGCGACTGGTTGACATACCCCAATAGCACCGCGTCGCTGTAGCGATACGGAACCAGCTGGTCCTGCACCAGACGGCGAACCTCAGTTATGACCTCCGCTGGCGTCATTCAGGCAAGTTCCTCGATGCGTCTGCCGACAGTTCCGCCGAACTATACACCGGTTCGGTCAGGTTGTCATCAGCTACGAGCTCAATCTTCTTCGTGCGCTTCTTGGCCTTCTCCACGGACGTCGTCATGAAGCGCTCCGGATACGCTTCCTGCTCGGTCACTTCCTCGCACAGAGGGTTCTTGGCGAGCACCGGGTGCCACTCGTAGATGAACCCGTCATTCTTATTGCGCAGATACTGCATCACTTCTTCTCCTTCTTGGCGATGCCCGCGCTGCCGAGCGCGATGGCGATGGCCTGTTTCCGACTTTTCACGCCCGGAGCTTTCTTCGGACCCTTGGGATCAATGCCACCGTGCAGGGTGCCGCGTTTGTACTCACCCATGACCTTGGCAACTTTGGCTGTCTGTGCTTTGGTTGGCATATCACTTCCTTTTTCCTGACGGTGACACCGGCCACGACTTGCGCGCGGGGCCGGTCTTCTTGGCCGCCATGGTGCGCTTCTCGCCGGCAGTCATCTTGGCAGCAGCCGCGGCCGGGCGGCAGGCGGGGTAGGCACGTGAGGACTTCTCAGACCCGGAGCGACCGCACTCCTTGCCGGTCTTGGTGTCGACCCACTTCTCTCCGAACCACTTGCCTAGCCCACCCTTGCTCATTTCTTCACCCGGTTATCCGGGCCGCTCCAGCCGCCGCCGCGCTTCTTGTACTCCTTCGAGGCCCATGCGTTGGCATAGGCGCTGGGGTACACGTCGAACTTGGCCTTGGCCGCAGCCTTGACCTTGGACCAGAGCGCAGGGTTGGTGGGCTTGGGACTGGCCATGTCAGCAGTTCCATGCTTTGAGGGATAGCGCCTTCCGCGTCGGCTTGCCCTTCTCGTCCTTCATTGGACCGGGCATCCCAGACATGCGGGCGCAAAACGACTTCCGGCGACCCTCGTCTTCCTTGGTCTTGGGGTTCGGAGCCGGCGGTTTCAGTCCGGGCTTACCCGGGTTGGCCTTGTTGTAGGACGCCCGGCCGGCCGCATTGAGGCCACCCTTGGGGTCCTTTCCCTCTTTCCGGGTCCACGCTGGAGTCTTGGCCATTACGCGACCACCCCCTTGATGACGACGAACTGCAGCACGGGGGTGTCGGTCCCTACGCTCGGAACGCTGGCGTTGTCGATGTTGCCCACGGAGATCACGCAGGAGCCGGCTGCCGTCTCGACCACGTGGGTCTGGTAGTACTTGCGCGTGCCAGCCGCGCACCCGGACTTGATGCACAGGGCGACCACGTCGTTGGCACCAATCTCGCTGTTGGTGAGGGTGAACTCGTCGGCCTCGTGCCCCGCGATCGCTGCGGCAAAGAGGGTGATTGCACCTGAGGCCTTGTTGAGGGTAACCCCGGTCGTTCGGCTAGTCAGCTGCGTGACAGTGCCACCCGCTCCAGTGGTGTACCCCACAGCCTGCGTGGCGAGCACCGTCGTGCCGCGGACTGTGGACGCAGTAGTCGCACCAACCGAAGTACCGTCGATAACCCCACTGTCGATGTCCACCTTAGGCAGGTTCACCTCGCCCGTCCCCTTGGGCGTGATGTTGATGTCGATGTTGGTATCGGTGCCGTCGGCAGCCAGCGTGTTGCCGTTGAGGTTAACCCCTGCGGCCGCAGCGCTCGTGGCCAGTGTAGCAGATTCAATCAGGGTGAGGCCCGTGAAGCTGCCCGAGAACACTACGCCTGAGATCGTGCCACCAGTGAGGGCGACGCTATTGGCGTCCTGCGTAGCGATCGTGCCAAGGCCGAGGTTGGTCCGTGCACCCGAGGCGCTGGACGCCCCTGTGCCGCCGTCAGCGACGGCGAGGTCCGTGATCCCTGCAATGGTGCCGCCGGTGATGGCTGCCTTGGCCACGCTTACCGAGCCCGTGCCGTTGGGCGCGAGGACGAGGTCCCCGTTCGTGTCGAGCGTGCTGATCGTGTTGCCGTTCAGCTGGACGTTATCCACCGAGGCAGACCCCGTCCCAACCTTCAGCGCCGTGGCTACCCCCGTCCCACTGTAGACAGTCTTCTCACTGGCTTCAGGACCGCCATCCACATG